GCGTTGACAGCAAACTCAGGATGGCTAGGTTCTACGCCTGCGTCTATAACAATAACATCAACGCCAGTACCGTCTAGGTTATAAGGAAATTCGGCCGAAACCGAAGTGTTGGTGCCATAAGGATCTGTTTGATTTATACATCGAAGCAACCCCCAATTTTTCATTGTGCTGGTAGTTAATGATGGGTGTCTATTGTAGTTGGCACTGGCACGAACTGCCGAGAATCCTTTTTCTACACCTTCTTGCAGATCTGCTTGCAGTTCCACAGAATCAATTCTAGCATCTTGGCGAATTTGAGCCGCTTCTTCATCAGTGAGATTAAAGTGAGCACACCATTCATTGAATGGTCTTTCGTTAATGACTTCAATGCCTCTTGTGGGAATAAAGTTATCTCCTAGTCCATCCGTTGTCAGTTCATTCCACAGACCAGTGTCCCAGACCATCGGATCTTTAACAGTAATAATATATTCTCTCATGCTAGTGTCAACTCCTCCATTTTTAATTCCTAAAATTACAAAGCTGCAATTCTTGCTTTGAAGTCGGCAAAGTCTGTGGAAGCAGATACAACTGCCTTTAGTTGAGCTTTGGTAATAACTGAACTGCCATTAGCAAGGATGCTACCTGCGGCAACAAAATTCAAGTCATTGCCACTGGTAATTGTTACTGCACCTGTGCCAGTGAATGTGACATTTTGTACATTTAAGTTGGTGGTGGTTACTGTTGTGAAGGTGGGTGTTGGGCCAATGCTGCCTCCGCCGCCTGTGGCGCTTAATACTCCAGAACCATCTATAGATAAGCCTAATCCTACTTTAATTCCACCTAGTGTTGAGTTTGATGCAGTAGGTAATGTGTAAGCTGTTGGAATAGTTGGTTTGTTTAATAAATCATTATAGCTACCGCTAGTTGCTACTGTTGATAAATTTGGTCTATTTGTTAAATCTGTATAGGCTCCGCTGAATCCGCTGATAACTTGATTGTTTATTTTGATTGTAGTACCGTCGACCTTAACACCGCCAAGAACTGATGTGGTTGCAGTTGGCAATACATACGCTGGAGGTATAGTTGGTGTGTTAGTCAAATCATTGTAGTCACCACTGAATAACAAAGGTGCCATTGCATCCAGTACACGAGTGTCAGTGTAGTATAAATTGGTAGTGCCTTCAGCTAGTGCATCTGTGTTTTTGGTAGCAAAGTTAGCGTCAACTCGTTGTTCGGTGTAGTAAAGATTGCTGCCTTCAGCAACATGATAAGTGGTAATGGCATTTAGCTCATTCCAAAAATACAAACCAAAGTCACCAACATTTAACTTCAAGGACAGCTGATTGGTAATGGTGCTGGCAAATTCGGCATTGTTATTCAGGGCCGCTGACAGTTCATTTAAGGTGTCTAGCGCACCTGGAGCACCAGCAACCAAGGCAGCTACAGCCGCATCAGTATAGGTTTTGGTTGCAAGGTTACCAATGCTGACCACAGTATCAACAAAGTCAATGCCAGCGGTCTTTACTGTGGTGCCGTTGCGTACCAAGATAAATTCGTCATTGGTATCAAAAGTTGTGGTAGCATCTAGTTCGCTGATCTTAACAAATACCTTGCCTTCAAGTAAATTTGACATGTTGTTTCTCTCTTATTCAATTCTCTGCAACAAAACATAAATGTTGTATGTTGCGGTGCTGGCAGTTCCAATCTTGCAATCAAGCACTAGTTCAGAACTCAATACCGACAGTTCGACATCTCCGTTGAACCCTTCTTCAAATATATCTTCAATCTTAGTGATGGCACCACCAGCAGTGATGGTACCACGAAACTGTTTGGCAACTCGTTGGCCTGTTTGGTCAGTGGCCAAAAATTTTAAGTCATAAAACTCTGTGCCAGCAATGGCAATATTGTCCCCATTGCGGTCGGTGGCGTTCGCATCTGCGCCTGAGCAGACTGCACCCAACACAATTTGTCTGCAAACAGTGGTGCCTGCACCAATGGTAAATTCACTTGAGGTAGTTCCTGCGGTGTTGTTAAAAGTTTTCATATGTAGGATACCTCTACTCTGATGTTGCCTGTTGCACTATTACTAGGTATATTTACAACCACATCTTCTCTGGTAGTTGTAATTAAATCTGTGTCTACCACATAAATGCCAATCTTACCGGATCCATGTTGGCTAAACTGCCATACTGTAGTGCTGCCAACTTCAACTGCAAAGTCTGGTGCTCCTATCAGGTCCTGTAAGACTGCTACGCTCACATTTAAAATTCTACGATCTTCGCTGACTGTGCCAATTGTGGTTGTGGCGTCTGACAGAGGCACTGTTCCTTTAAGTGTTCTTGCATCAACAGCCACACTACGCTGACCGCCAGTCTTGATCCACTGTGAGCCATCATAGGTAAATGTAGCCCATTCGTTGTTGCCGTCGTTGATGACATGACATTGATCACCCACTAGAGAGTTGAGTGCATCTCTAGCTATTATGTCTGCTACCACTGTAATTCCGCCAGTGCGGATACCTTGTTCAATGTTTAAGCCCAGAGCGTAGCGACCATTTTGACCGCTGAGTACTCCTGCGGTGTCTAAGAATACACCAGCAAAGTCTCTAATAGTTAACGGTCCGCCATCGGCTCTAGTTAATCGTAGTGCAAATGTTGTTGTGTTAGCCGGAGTGCTTGCTGGCAAGCTAGATATAGAAGGAGTAGAACTCGTTCCTCTAATTTTCCAAAGAATAGCAGAGAACTGAAAATTTGGAAGAGATGTTAATGTTAAATGAGCATCATCTTCTATGCTGGCTACTGTGCCAATTTCAGCATCGAGAGCCGCGTCAAGTAGGACATCACCAACTTGAACTGTTGATAGAAAATTTGTTCCACTTAATCCGTTAGCAACAATTTGCGTGGTCAATGTCTGACTGATTCCACTTCCGGTGCTTACGGTAGATATTCTTCCAGGACCATTTACATTTGCCGTGTATGCACCAACAAAGTTATTACCATTAAGATCTGCGCTGATATTAACAATCGTAATTGCTCCGCCGGCATTGTGTCTGAGTTTTAATTCACTGCCGTTGACCAAGCTGGCAACAATATCAGTGATGCCAGCGGCATTGATGTCTGCTATCATGTCATTGGCGTCGGCCACCGCTGGATCGCCATAGGCTGCACTACCACTAGTAGTTGTTGTGAAATTAACTGTGACACCATTGATACTGGCACTAAACGGTGCATAACCAGCAACAATCCCATAAGCACTGCCTTGTCCGGCAATATCACCGACAACCTCTGTGGCAGCTCCTACCTTGACTGCTGTTACCTTGTGGCTGGCACTATCATTGTTGATTAGTGCCACTGCATCGTCAAGAGTATATGTGCCATTGCCACTGGCTAGAGTAATCTGTATTCTATTAATTTCTACAATGTCGCCATCTGTGCCTGTTGGATCAATACCGGTGCCTGTGGTTGAAGTAATTATTGAATCAGCAATTTTTAAATAGATAGGTCTGCGACTGTCTGCGCTGGTAGTCAAGTCTCCACTGCCATCTAAGCTGGGATATAGATAATCCCCCACAGAGCCGGGCAGTCCTGGCACAAAGTCAATGATGCCATTGGCTGGTTTTAAAATAAATTGATCTGGCCCAGGTCCTGGGTGTACCACAGTACCAATGAAACGATCAATGTTGTCTGGATTACTTAGAGCAAAGATACCATTTTCAATACAGATAGAATCGCCTTGCTCAAAACCGTGATTTGCTTGCTCCAACAAGTAATTGGTCAGCGGATTCATGTATTGGAATCTACTCATTACATTGGTAAAGAAGTCTGCGGCAGCTTCACCAGGAACCGGATCCAACATTGGGAATCCCAGTTCATTGATTTGGAAGAATATAACAGTACCCGGAGTACCAAACAAACCAAAGCCTGTAGGATCACGGAATGTGTTATAACGCAATCTATCTTCGACCACGGCAGTTAAACTGTTATTGCTTTTTTCACTGATGCTCATAATCTGACAAACCTTGCCATCTTGAGCACCAGCAACAAAATCGCCTACTTCAATGTCTTGTGCATTAAAGGCAAACGGTGTGCGAGTTAGATTACTGCCATGTATTCTATCATTGACAGTGAATGTGACTTCCCAACGATAGTACTGCGGGTTTGATCCTCCGCTCCAATAAGGATCGTCAATGGCATTGGCATGAGGCCAAAGTGACACTGGCGAGAATGACTCAGCAACCCCAGCAATTACCTTTGCTGGCTTGTTTAACCCAATGAAGCTGGTTTTCCAAGCATTAATTGACATCTACTATCCTTATGATGAACTTAGTAAAAATTGTACAACACAATGAGTGGTCTGACCCACGTTAGCAGTTGCACCTGTTAGTGCCTTAGTCAAGCTCAATGTCATAGTGTTAACACTGGAATCAAATGCGCTGAATGCGCTTGGGCTACCACTGCTACCACCTGCGGCCAATGTTCTTGAAGTAAAGTCACTGGCCAATGCACGAGAAACATAGACATTACTTGTTCTTTGATAACCATATACCTGTACGCCTAGCGGAGCACACACACTACCAGTAAAAGTAAATGTCACGGTAGCTGTTGTACTTGTTGCAGTTGCAATCACAGCACTGATACCACCGCTCAATACACTTACGCTTGATAGGTTACCTGACGCATCATATTCAACCTGTACCGAGGCACGGAACACACCACTGCTGGAACCTGTTCCGCCACCGCCTCCACCGCTGACTGTGCTTGGTGACCAAGTACTGCCATTCCATACAAGAGCCTGTCCTGTTGTTGGTGTAGTATCAGCCACATCAGCAAGTTGGTTAAGATTGCTTTGTCCCAGTCGAGTATCAAATCTTCCACTGGTATAATATAAGTTTGAACTACCTTCGGTGACATTGTCTGTGCTAGTACTCAAACTAAATGTACCAGTACTGCTGTTATAGCTCAACCCTGTACCAGCTGCCATGGCATTTCTAGCCAATGTGTTACTGAAGTATTTGTTAGTTGTGCCTTCGCTTAGATTGTCGGTTGTTTTGGCAGCAAGTCTTGTGTCCCAACGAGAATTAGTAAAGTACAAGTTGCTTGTACCTTCAGTGATATCGTCTGAACTTAGAACAACTGCACCAGTCTTTGTATTAACACTTGATACAGCACCACTACCACCGCTCACTGAGCTAGGTGTCCAAGCACTACCTGTCCAGGTCAATACCTGACCATTGGTTGGTGCCGCTGTTACTGTATCCACATCGCTGAGTGCGTTGATACTGCTGGCAGCAATTCGTGTATCTGCACGAGCATCAGCTCGTGTGTTTGTAAAATATAAGTTGCTACCTTCTGTGATATAGCTGGTGTTAGCACGATACTTGATAACACCAGTAGAGTCGTCATAGCTGATTAGACTGCTAATACTGCTGTCGCTGCTTGAGCTTATTGCTAACCTTGCTCTACCATCGGTATAATATAATCTAGTTCCTTCTGAAACATCGCTGGTTGATACACCACTTAGTGCTGTGGTAATGCTAACATTGCCAGTACCATCAAAGCTGGTTAAGCCGGTTACCTTACCTGTCAAGGTGATGTTTCTTGCTGTTGTCAGTCTATTTGCTTTGTTAGACAGGTCAACTTCAAAGTCATAGCCAGACTGTGTAGTGCTTGCCAAGCCGTAAATTTGTACGCTACCACTGGAACCGTTTACAGTATAACTTGTTCCTTGTGGACCAGTGGCACCTGTAGCACCAGTATCTCCTGTGTCGCCTTTGTCGCCCTTGGCACCTGTAGCACCTGTGCTACCTTGTGGGCCAACCACATAACCGGCATTGATTGTGCTGCCGTCAGTTAATGTAATTTGCAAATAACCGCTGCCGTCAACTACAACACCGCTGTTGGCAATACTACGACCAGCTGGACCTTGACTGCCCTGTGGGCCTTGAGGACCAACTACGCTACCGGCGTTGATTGGTGTGGCATCATCGAGGGTAATTTGTAGATTGCCGTCACCGTCAACTACTGCACTGAATATTCCGTTACCAGCAGGTCCTGTGGCACCTGTGGCACCTGTGGTACCTGTGGCACCTTGTGGACCCTGTGGTCCCACTGAACTACCTGCATCAACTGTGCTTCCGTCGGTGAGTGTGATAATCAGGCGACCGCTGCCGTTGACTACGGCACCTGCAATTCCAATACCTGTGTCACCAGTGTCGCCCTGAGGGCCTTGTGATCCAGTTGCGCCTGTGGCACCTGCGGGTCCTATCACGCTACCTGCGTTAATAATTGAACCGTCTTGTTTGGTTAATACTAATTGGCCATTACTATCAACAGTGGCCAAGCTAATACCAGCAACATTGCCAGCGTCAACCACAGAGCCACTGCTAAGAGTGATCAATAAACGACCACTCACGCTGACTGTGGCAGAAGTAATGCTAAGGCCAGCTGGACCTTGACTGCCCTGTG